GGAGCCTCGCCGCTTCCACGAGAACGAAGACGAACGGCAGCAGGCGCTCAGTCAGCGCGTGGCAGCCGCCCGCCAAGCCCTCGCCAAGCCCTGCGAGTGCGAGAAGCCCGAGCGGTGCTACGACGCGAACTGCTCCATGCCAAATGGCCATCCGGGGATGCACTACGACAAGCGCGACGGTGTGGCGTGGGGTGCGGAATGACCCTCGACTGGCTCGATGACATCGCCGCCCTCTCACCCGATCGCTTCCTGGCGCTGGTGGAGCGGGTGCGGGAGTTGGAGAGGACCGATGCCTAAGTCCTGGGATGCGGGCCTACGGTGCTCGATTTGCGGCAAGCCCGTGCGCCGGGGGACCGGGTTCTACGTCTACCCGGTGGGCGGGAAGCCGTGGGCGCGGCATGTGGGGGAGTGCCCGAAGTGAGCTGGCTAAAACTCGACGACGACTTCGCCTCTCATCCGAAGGTGGTGGGCCTCTCAGACAAGGCCTTCCGCCTCCATATTTGCGCTCTGGCGTACTGTGGAAAAAACCTTACCGATGGGCTTATCTCGCGCTTAGGCATACGCTTAGCCGGAGCTAACGCCGATTTAGATAGGCCCGGAACGGTGGCTAAGCAACTCGTTAGCGCTGGCTTATGGCACGCTAACGCAGACGGCACCTGGCAGATCCACGATTACCTCGATTACAACCCAAGTGCTGATGACATAAAGGCTGAGCGGAAGTCTGCAGCAGCCAGAATGCGCGCTCTGAGGGCCTCGCGTTACGCCGCACGTTCAGCCGAACGTTACGCCGCACGTTCGGGGACCCCGTCCCGTACAACCTCTAAAGAGGTTGTAAAGGGACGGACCGCAGCCCCGACGCCGGACGAGGCCGCCGTAGGAAACGGCGCCTCGCCGGCGGCGTCGAGCAAGGAGGAAAACGCGATGGCCGTCGACGTCGTTCAGGCCTGCCGCAACATCATCGCCGGTCACGGCTGGGACGAGGACTACTCCGAGCAGGCGATGCGCGACGACTTCGCTCGCGCGCTTCGCTCGACGAAGACCACGGGCGAGCTCCATGAGCCCACCATTGAGATGCTGATCGAGGAGTGGAACGCCGAGAGAGCGAAGCGCTACCCGGAGGTCGCAGCATGAGCACGCTCCTCCCCCGCTTCGGCGTCGACGAGCTGCGCGCCAGGTGGCAGGCGCTCGTTCCCGAGGAAGCGCCGGCCGAGGAGGAGCGCTACGCGCAGAGCCCCGGCGGCGATTCGCGGGCCTTGCGCGGCATCCCCGCCATCGGCCACTCGGTGGACGGTGCGATCCCCGGCACGCGGCCGGACCTGCTCTTCGGGGATTGACAGGCTGTCCGACGAACGCGCTACCGTGAGCCCTGCACCGCTATGCCCAAAATCAGCCGCCTTCACCGGGCGGCTTTTTCGTGAGCAAGCCAGCCTTCCGATATCCGCTCGACCCGGAGACGAAGGCGCTGATGGTGCGCGCTGCCGCGGCCCGCTCGCTGCTTCGGGCCAAGCGCCACGGCCAGGTCGACCACGAGCTCCTGCTCGCCGCCGTCGTGTGGCCGAAGCGGGAAGAGCTGCGGAGGGCGGCGTAGATGCCGGTCGTCTACCTGTGCCGGGAGACGGGATGCGGGGTACGGCTACCCCACCCCGGCCGCTGCCGGGACCACGCCCTGCCGCACCGCGGTCGCCAGCACCGCCGGGTCAGGGCGCAGGTGCTGGCCGAGGAGTCGACGTGCTGGCTGTGCGGCGAGCCGGCCAGGGACGGCGACCCCCTCACCCTGGATCACGTCGTTCCTCGTGTGGCTGGCGGCGAGACGACCCGAGCGAACGGCCGCGCTGCTCACCGATCGTGCAACCTGCGCCGGGGGAGGGGGGCCGGGGTCGCCTCGAAGACGGGGGAGGAGCGCGGATACCCCGCCACCTTTCCGCGAGCGACACGCGCAGAACCCGCATGGATAGAGGGTTTGCGGGATGGCTGAGGCCAAGCCGTTCACGCTCGCGCACTTCCGGCGCTGGGCCGCTGATCTCACGCTGGACAACGGCGAGCCCTGGGTGCTCGAGCCCTTCCAGGAGGCCTTCGTCGCCGACATCTTCGACGGCTTCAACGTCTGCTGGCTCGTCGTCCCGGAGGGCAACGGCAAGACGACCCTGATCGCGGGCCTGGCGCTCTACCACATCGAGTTCACGCCGACCGGCTACGTGCCCGTGGCGGCGAGCTCGCGTGACCAGGCCGAGTGGATCTACCGCCAGGCGGCTGGCTTCGTGCAGCGCAACGAGATCGAGGACCCGACGCGCTCGACGGCCGCGCAGACGACGACGAGCCACCGCTTCCGCTGCCTCGAGGGCTACCGGCGGATTCGCCACGACGCCACGCACGCACGCATCCAGATCTTCGCGGCCGACGATCGCGGCGGCGACGGGATCATCCCCACGCTCGCGATCCTCGACGAGCTCCACCGCCACCGCGACCTCGCGCTTTACCGCACCTGGATGGGGAAGCTCAAGAAGCGCGACGCGCAGCTCGTGGTCATCTCCACCGCCGGCGAGGTCGGGAGCGAGTTCGAGACGGAGCGCGAGCGCCTGCGCCAGGAAGGCGAGCGCGGCGTGAAGGGGTGCTGGACGCGCTCGGTCAAGGGCGCGGCCGTCTTGCACGACTGGGCGATTCCGGAGGAGGGCGATTCCGAGGACCTCGAGCTCGTCGCGCAGGCGAACCCCTTCGCCGAGGTCACGGCCGAATCGCTGGCCGAGAAGCGCGAGCTCCCCGGCATGACGCAGAGCCACTGGGAGCGCTTCACCTGCAACCGCGCGGCCCGCTCGGAGGCGGCGGCGATCCAGGAGAAGGAATGGTTTGCGGCGCAGGTCGACGAGCAGATCCCGGTCGGACAGGCGGTGTGGCTCGGGCTCGACATCGCCTGGAAGTGGGACACGACGGCGGCCGTGCCGCTGTGGTGGCGAGACTCGGAGTTTCGGCTGCTCGGGCCCGCGCAGGTGCTGACGCCGCCGCGCGACGGGACGAGCCTCGATCCCCATCTCGTCGAGGCGCTCATCGGCGTCATCCATGAGCGAAACCCGCTGCACACGGTCGTCATGGACACGAGCCGCGCCGAGCAGCTCGCCGCCTGGATCGCCGAGGAGACCGGCGCCGAGGTGATCGACCGCGCGCAGACGAACGCGCTCGCGGTCGAAGACTACGACCGCTTCATGGAGGCGCTTCGCCAGGGCTGGCTCAAGCACACCGGAGACCAGGCGCTGACACGCCACGCGCTCAACGGCTCGGCGCGCGTGCTCCCGCAGGGTGACGCCCGCTTCGACCGCCCGCACGCCTCGCGTCTCGGCTCGCGCGGCCAGCAGGACCAGCGCGTGATCGACGCGCTCGTGGCGGCGGCGATGGTCCACTCGGTCGCGGCGACGACCACCGAGCAGGAGCTGATGGTCGCATGGGGCTGATGCCTCGCTTCCGCGGCCGCCCGCTCATCGGCCGCGCGCCGCAGGAGTCGCAGCGCTTCTCGCCCTGGGACCCCTTCGGGACGTTCTCGTTCCAGGGCGTCACCTACCCGTACGGGCTCAACTTCACCTCGCCCGGCCAGCCGGTCGAGGAGATCCAGGCGACCTTCGCAGGCTACGTGCGCGCCGCCTACCAGACGAACGGCGTCATCTTCGCCTGCATGCTCGCGCGGCTCTCGCTCTTCACCGAGGCGCGCTTCCAGTTCCGGCGCCTGCGCTCGGGCCGGCCGGGCGACCTCTTCGGCACCGACGAGCTCGAGGTGCTCGAGCGGCCGTGGCCGAACGGGACGACCGGCGACCTGCTCGGCCGTGCGATCCAGAACGCCGACCTGGCCGGGAACTTCTACGCCCGCCGGGTGGGGAACCGGCTGCAGGTCATGCGCCCCGACTGGGTGTCGATCGTGCTCGGCTCCGACCAGGACCCCGACAACCCGGCCGCCGCGCTCGACGCCGAGATCGTCGGCTATCTCTACTACCCCGGCGGCAAGGCGTACTCCTCCGAGCCGATAGCGCTCGGTGTCGAGGAGGTCGTCCACTTCGCGCCCATCCCCGATCCCGAGGCGCGCTTCCGCGGCATGTCCTGGCTGACGCCGATCCTGCGCGAGCTTCAGGCCGACCAGGCGATGACGCAGCACCGGCAGAAGTTCTTCGAGCAGGGCGCCACGCCCAACCTGGCGATCAAGCTCGACACGCCCGATCCGGAGCGCTTCGAGAAGTGGCGCGACATCCTCTCCACGAAAAGCGAGGGCCTCGACAACGCCTACAAGACGCTCTACCTCGGCGCGGGCGCCGACGTGACCCCGATCGGCATGGACCTGCGCCAGATCGACTTCAAGCAGGTGCAGGGCGGCGGAGAGACGCGCATCGCGGCGGCAGCCGGCGTCCCGCCCGTGATCGTCGGGCTCTCCGAGGGCCTGCAGGCGGCGACCTACTCGAACTACGAGCTCGCCATGCGCCGCTACGCCGACCTGACCATGCGCCCGCTGTGGCGAAACGTGGCCGGCTCGCTGGCCGCGATCGTCGACGTTCCCGGCGGCGCCGAGCTCTGGTATGACGACCGCGACATCCCGGCGCTCAAGGACGACATCGTGCGGCGCGCCGAGGTGCAGGCCAAGCAGGCGGCGGCCGCCAAGCTGCTTGTCGACGGAGGCTGGGAGCCGGACTCCATCGTCGATGCCCTCAACTCGGACGATCTCGGCCAGCTCGTCCACTCCGGCATCCCCACGGTCCAGGTGCAGCAGGCGCCCGCGATCGAACCCTCGAGCGAGACGCCCGCTCTCCCGCCGGGCGCCGACCAGGAGCGCGCCCTCCTGGCCGAACTGGAAACGGTACTCGAGGAGGCATCGTGAGCACACAGGAGTTCGAGGAAGCCCGCGGCGAGGAAGTCGTCTACCGCGGGGTGACGAAGGTCGCCCTTCGCTACGGCGAGGAGGAGAGCCCGCCCGAGGTCTCCGGGATCGCCGTTCCCTACGGCGAGTGGACCGAGGTGCGCTCCTCGCACGAGGGCCACTTCATGGAGCGCTTCGCGCCGGGCTCGCTCGCCAAGACGCTCTCCGAGGGCGTCGGCCGCCTGCGCTTCCTGCTCGAGCACGGTCTCGATCCGCAGTACGGCCGGCGCTCGGTGGCGCAGGTGATGGAGGTCGAGGACACCGACGAGGGGCCGGCCTACCGCGCCGAGCTCCTGCGCGGTCTCACCGACCAGATCATGGACGGTCTCGGCCGCGGGCTCTACGGCACGAGCATCGCCTTCCGGCCGCTCCGCTTCCAGCGCGTGCGAAAGCCCGAGCCCTCGGAGACGAACCCGGAGGGCATCGAGGAGCGCACCGTCACCGAGGCGCAGGTGCGCGAGCTCTCGCTCGTCACCTTCCCGCAGTACGCGGGGGCGACGGCCAGCCTGCGCTCGCTCACCGACGAGCTCTCCGTCGCACGTCTCATGGAGCATCCAGACCATCTGCTACAACTCGTCAAGGAACGCGCAGAGATCGCGCCGCCCCACTCCGAGCCTGCCGAGGCTGAGGACCAGCCGCCGGATACGGGGAGCCGGGACACCCGATCGAAGCCGAAGAAGGACTGGCTTTCGACCGAGGAGGTGTCCAGGCCATGGCAGATCCCATGAGCCAGGAGGACTACCGGGCTCGCATCGCCGAGCTCGAGGAGGAGCGCAAGACGCTCGACGCCGACAGCGCCGGGCGCCGCTTCTCCCAGGAGGAGAAGGACCGCTGGAACGACCTCTCCGCCGAGCTCGAGGAGGCATCCTCGACGCTCAAGGAGCTCGAGCAGCGGGCCGCGCAGATCGCCGCCGCCGCAGGCGACGAGAAGCGCACCGAGGACGGCGCGCACTTCCAGGTGCGCCGGCCGAACGCGCCGACCGACATCTGGGACCTCTCGACGCTCACGCGCTCATG